ACCGGCGCTTTCACTACTCTTTCAAGCATCAGTTCAACTGGTGTGTCTTCGTTTGATGCAAACACAATGGCTGTAGAGGCTGGCACTGGTATTACTACCGGTTCTGGAACGATCTACCGCAGTTCTGTCCAGCGTGTAGGCGGCATCATTACAACTCGTATTCTTATTGACCTAACTGGTCTGCGTTCAACAGGATCTGGTGACATCATTGGTGTCAACGGCACAGCACTTGTTTGTCACATTGGTCAGATTACTGCTGCGAAAAACGGCACAATCTTAACAGGTAGCATGGAATGCTTTGAGGCACCTGCTGGCGGTGATCCAGATATTAACGTGCATTCTGCCACAGAAGGTACAGGTGTTGAGGACGGAGCAATCGGTGACTTGACTGAAACGCTTCTTGTCAATGCTGGTGACGCTACAACAGGAAGTAAAGTTTACTTCTCTGCCGTCCCCGCTGCCGATCAGTTTTTGTATCTAACAACAGGCGCAGCTACAGACGCTGATTACTCTGCTGGCAAACTCTTTATTGAATTGATGGGCTACGAAGCCTAGTAACGAGAGGGGGGTAACTCCCCCTCTTCTTTTATAAGGAGATTAAAATGTCCAGTACAGTAGTGACTGCAAAACTCATTAGCGATGAGAACGCATCCGATCCAGATCGCCTCGTAACTGCGGCAAGGCCCAATACCAGTGCAACTATGGCTGAGACCACGTTTGCTGGGGGTGCCGCTAGAAATGTCACTGTGACTACAGCGGGCACCGGTGACAATGGTAAAACATGTACAATTACAGGAACAGATGTTTTTGGGGACGCTATGACGGAAGTCATTACGTCTACAGGTAGCGCAGCTACTGTCGCGGGTGAAAAATTATTTTTAACAGTGACGGCTGTTGAGTGTTCTGCACAATATGCAGCTAACATCACGGTAGGATCGGGGGATTTATGCGCCGAAGCCATACAGGGTACGAATAGAATACGTTTAAAAGGGTTTTCTATTGTTTCTGGTGGTACAGCGGGAGTTGTTAATTTTATTAACGGAGCCCCAGAAGACGGCACTATTTTGTTTAAATCTCGCACAGTTGGAACGGATAACACCACGGTAGATATGACGATTCCGGAACAAGGAGTTTTGTTTACTAATGGGATGGTTGTTCAATACACTATTGCCACCATTGACATGATGACGTTCTTTCATGGCTAGTAAAAAACAGAAACCGATAAAAACGTCGGTTAAATCAGGTAATTTCCGTCCTACAAAATCTGGGGCGGGAATGACTGAAAAGGGTGTAAAAGCTCATAGAAGGGCAAATCCGGGTAGCAAATTAAAAACGGCTGTTACTGGTAAGGTTAAAAAAGGTAGTAAAGACGCTAAACGTCGTGCATCTTATTGTAGTCGGTCAAAAGGCCAAATGAAGATGCACAATATAAATTGTAAGAAAACACCTAAGAAGCGCATTTGCGCCGCTCGCCGGAGATGGAAATGTTAGGTCAACAATTTATAATGGGGACTCTTTTTGTTGCTCTTGTAGGAGTTTGTGTGACGGGCGTTACTTGGATCTCTTCTACTTTAATAGAAGTAGATAAAAATATAGCTGTTATGGCTGTGCAAACTGAGGCTAACAGCCAAAAGATAGACGAATTACATGTAATGCTCAAACCTATGTGGGAAGAGTTTACAGGCAGAACTTATGAAGAAAACTTGGCTTTTAATAATCAGTGAGATTAGATATGGGTAGTGCGGTAAATTTAGGTGCAGGACAATGCCCCCCTCGTAAGAGTAGCGTTGTACGCATGAAAAAAGGGGGGAAGGTGAAAAGTGGTGGTAAGATCTGTCCCGAAGGCAAGGCTTGGGCTAAACGCACATTTGACACATACCCGTCAGCGTATGCAAACTTGGCCGCTTCCAAATACTGTAAAGACCCCAACTATGCTAAAAAATCAAAAGGTGGCAAAAGAAAAGGTCGATAAATGTTAACAGGACGAGCTAAAACTCAAGTTAAAAAAGTGGCTAAAAAGTTGAGAAAAGCCTCCAAGGCACATGCGGGGCAAGCAAAAACTTTGTCCAAGTTGGTGAAAAACGGAAAAAGAAAAGCGTAATGGGTCAGCTTAAAAATTGGTTGAAACAAGATTGGGTAAGGATTGGTGCAGATGGATCTATCAAAGGGCCGTGCGGTACTTCAAAAGATAAGAGTAACCCTGATCGTTGCTTGCCTAGAGCTAAAGCTAACAGTCTATCAAAGGCTGAACGGGCTAAAACTGCTCGTAAAAAGAAACGTGCAGGCTCTAAAGGCAAAACTACTGTCGCTAATACCAAAGCGGCGAAAGTAACGGGTTTAGAGAATGGCGGGGCTGTTACCAAGCCTAAAAGACCCTTTAGAGGTAAAAAAGTTTCGGGGACAGTTGTAGCACGAGGTTGTGGCGCTGTTATGGCAAACCGAAGAAAGAGAACCAGTGGTTCAGTAAGTCAAGCATAGGAGCTTAAAATGGAAAAAGAATTTATGACTATGGAAGAATATTCAGCATCTCTTGTAGGTGGAAACATGAAGTCTAAGGGCATGGCCAAAGGCGGTAAAGTCCAGAAAATGGCTGCTGGTGGAGCCATGAAAAAGAAGGGCTATGCTAAAGGCGGTAAAGTCCAGAAGATGGCCAATGGCGGCATGATGAAGAAAAAGGGCTATGCCAAGGGCGGCAAGGTAAAGTAACTTGCCATATCTTCAAAGCAATATTCCGCACTTTAAATGCTGGGTGCGAAGAGAGTACACCTGTAATCATCAAAATTATCATGGCGAGTTTTTGCACGGTATGGCCATTGCGGTAACCACGATGCCCAGCCGTTGTTTAAGTTTTCAAATGATTTTTACGGGATGTGAAGCGGACGGCACGGATCAGCCAAACGTGCACGGTGGCGCAATGTGGGCTCGTATGCCTATTACTGCTCTTGTTGGTGACACGCCTTTTGAAGAATGGCCAGAACCTATGCCTGTCCATTTGGCGCAGCCTTGGGACTGTATGTCCCATACACACGCAGTTTATCGTATGGATCGTGCCCATCCGTGCCCTTGGTTAGCTAAAGTGGGGCCTGATTTTTATCCGGCTAAATACTATTTTACAGTAGATTACACGGAGAGCGAGATTGCTGATGACCCGGCGCAGCATAAGCAAAGTCATGTTTTAGAGCTTTTGGATGCGGGTCCGTATACGGGTAACATAGTTGCATTGCCTAATAATCGTGTTCGTGTTACACATCCAGCATGGTTTGAAACAGGGCAAGGTGCTCCTGATTTCTTACCATCACAGCATATACACTATTCAAAATCAGATTTAGACTATACAATGGACGTAAATCAGATTTTTGACAACTTGTATGCGAAAGAAAAATAATGGCTGTTTCTGGAAGCGTAAACTTTGAGTTAGATGTCGCCGAATACGTCGAAGAAGCTTTTGAGCGTTGTGGCTTAGAGGTTCGCACCGGATATGATTTAACAACAGCTAGGCGTTCTCTTAATTTAATGCTGGCAGAGTGGGCCAATCGGGGCCTAAACCAGTGGACTATCGCTCAAAGAACTCAAGCTCTTACTTCTGGAACAAGAACATATGCTTTATCGGCGGATGTAATTGATATATTAAGTGCTGTTGTCACCCGGAGCAGTACCGACTTTACTTTAACACGGGTCAGCCGAGACGATGATCTTAACATTCCAAGCAAAGCCACAACAGGTCGTCCCACTCAATTCTTTCTAGACAGGCAGGTAACACCTAGTTTGCGTGTTTGGCCTACTCCAGAAAACAGCACGGATGTCATTGTTTATAACGCCTTGACTCGGATAGATGACGGTGATGCTGCGGTTAACACAATGGATGTTCCTTTCCGGTTTTACCCTTGTTTGGCTGCGGGACTAGCTTATTACATCTCTTTAAAGCGAGCTCCTAATCGTACTCAAATGCTAAAAGCGATTTATGAAGAGGAGTTTGAACGAGCTATGGGTGAGGATAGAGACCGGTCCAGCTTCACCGTAACTCCCGAATATGCATATTTCAGGACAAACTAATGGCTAGATATGCCACAGGAAAACACTCCTACGCTATTTCTGATCGTTCTGGACTTCGATATAGATATAAAGACATGCGTAAAGAGTGGAATGGTTTACTTGTTGGAAAAGACGAGTTTGAAAGAAAACACCCGCAGCTAGGACCTTTTAGAAAAGTTTATGATCCCCAAACTTTAAGAGACGCTCGCCCTGACCGGTCTGAAAACGCCACGGAAAGCGTAACGGTTAGTTTCCCTGTTTTTAACACAACGACTTTACAGTATGCGCTTGTGCCGCAGGCAGAGGGCCTTGTGGGAACGGTTAGTTTTGGCGGTAATGTGCACACCCCTACCGACGTTGAGTTTGCAGGAGTGGGGGGCCTTGGCGAGATAGGCACTGTTACAGTTTCTGGAACAGGACAAACTGTAGATATAACATACGCGGTAACGGTCGCTTCTTATCTTGGAGCTAACAAATATTATATTGATGGCGCAAGGCAGACGACGTTGACTTTGTCAGAGGGTAATACCTATAAGTTTGATCAATCTGACAGCAGTAATTCAGGTCACCCCTTGAGATTTTCAACCACATCTAACGGCACTCATGCTGGTGGTTCTGAGTATACTACAGGTGTAAGCACAAGTGGCACCCCCGGCTCTTCAGGAGCATATACTCAAATAACAGTAGCTGTTGGGGCTCCAACATTGTATTATTACTGCACAAACCATAGTGCTATGGGCGGACAGGCAAATACACCATGAGCTATACTTACACAGAATTAAAGACTGCTGTCAAAAATTACACGGATAACCAAGAGTCTGTGTTTGTTTCTCACTTAGATACTTTCATTCGCTCTGCTGAAGAACGTATTTTTAAATCGGTAGACCTAGAGTTTTTTAGAAAAAACGCCTCTGGTGCTATGACATCTGGTAATCAGTTTATGGCTGTCCCCGATGATTATTTAGCGTCCTTTAGCATTTCGATAGAGAACTCTAGCTCTAAAGAATTTTTATTAGCTAAAGATGTTAATTTTGTTCAGGAGTACAATCCTAACTCCGCAACTACCGGAGTGCCAAAATACTATGCTACGTATGATTTAAATAACTTTATACTTGCACCTACCCCAAATGCTAATTTTGTTACAGAACTTCATTATTATTACAGGCCCGTTAGTTTGACTAAAAGTAAAGTTACTCTAACGGTAAGCAATGTTACGGGAACTTTTGCTGCTAACGAAACAATTACGGGCGGGACCAGCGGAGAAAGCACTACTATAAATTCAATAACTTCCGTTACTGAATTTGTAATAATCCTTCCTACAGGAGATTTCACTGTTGGGGAAACCGTTACAGGGGGCACAAGCGGGGCTACTGGAACCGTTGTGTCAACCTCTGCTGATACGACTTTGTCTTGGTTAAGTGAAAATGCACCTAATGCTTTACTGTATGGAAGCCTTATCGAAGCCTACACCTTTATGAAGGGTGAAGCGGATGTGATGAAAATGTACAGCGAAAGATTTGTAGAGTCTTTAGTTAGGTTGAAGGACTTAGGCGAGGCCCGCGAAAATGATGATGCTAACAGGCAGGGGCTACCAAGAAGGGCCCGTTCGTGAAAATTGCTATTGTCGGTTTAGGCGGCAGCTACGCAGATTACATTTCAGCTAGAGTCGCCTCTCAAGAATTTGATGAAGTTTGGGGTATAAATTGTATTGGAGGTATCATACACGTTGATAGGACGTTTATGATGGACCCCGTCTCAAGGTTTATAGACACCGAAAACGCTGGTTCTCAGACCGGAATAGCTAGGGAGTTTTTAGCTAAAAACACCGCCCCTATATATTCTTGTGTAGAACATCCAGATTTCCCTGCTATAGAACTGTATCCATTAGAAAAAATAGCTAAAGCAACTGGACTGTGTTATTTTAACAACACGGTGGCTTATGCTATGGCTTATGCTGTATGGAAAAAAGTAGAGAAGATATGCTTGTTTGGCATAGACTTTACCTACAAAAACGTAAACATGGCGGAGTCTGGAAGAGCTTGTGTGGAGTTTTGGTGTGCTACAGCTATTTCAAAAGGTATAAAAATAGAGATAGCTCACCGGTCCGGGTTAATGGACACTAATGTGCCTGATAATGAAAAGCTATATGGGTATCATAGATTAGATGATCCGTTAGTTCAAACTGTTGAAAACGGTAGTCTTTTGATAACAAAACAGTCCAAGATTCAACCCCCGGAGCCCGTAGAGTCCGACCCTGTTATTTTTGGGAGACATGATAATGTTTGATTTAGGTTCAGGAAGTGTGGGGGCTGTTAACATAATGACCTCTGAAAATGGTGGTTTATCCAACGATCAAATAGCAGAGATGTTAGCTAATAAGCTTATTTATATTTCTGATGAAGCCCCGGAACCCATACGTTTGCAGGCAGAGGCTTTTCAAGATAGGGTTAGATATCTAGCACAATACTATATAGAGTTGGCTAGAAAGGAAGAACGTGCTAGTATTTGCGCCAAGGTCCGTGAAGCTGGACAAATGGAACTAGCAAACGCTATTGGGAGACTGTAATGGCAATCGCACAAGCAATGTGTACAGCATTTAAACAAGAGTTGATGCTAGGAACACACAATTTCGCAACAAATGGTAATGCTTTTAAGTTAGCTCTGTACGCAGAGGGCGGTGGCGGTAAGTCTAGCACCACAGCTACTCTTGGCGCAGCAACTACAGCTTATACTACCACAGGTGAGGTAGCCAATAGTGGCTCTTACACGGCGGGTGGTGGCACTCTTACCAAAGTTGCTCCAACCACTTCTGGCACAACAGCTTTGACTGATTTTGCCGACATTAGCTTTACCACAGCTACCATTACTGCAATGGGTGCGTTAATATACAACGACACCAACAGTGACAAAGCTGTGGCTGTGTTAGACTTTAGTTCTAATAAAACATCTACTTCTGGGACCTTTACAATTCAGTTCCCTACGGCAGATGCGAGTAACGCGATTATACGAATAGCCTGATGAGGTAGCTTATGTCTTTAACAGGATGGGGAAGAGGCGGCTGGGGTGAAGGCGCATGGGGACAGCCAGTCCCCGTTTCTGCAACTGGAGTTGTCGGAACTACTTCTCTAGGGTCTGTTACGGTACAGAATGTACTAGAGATTCCTGCAACTGGAGTCGCTGGTACAGGGGCGGTTGGAACTGTTAGCGTATCAGGCACAGCAGCTTTTGCTGTTACAGGTTCTGCCGCAACAAGTGCGGTAGGTAATGCGAGTGTAACGGGCGCTGCGACTTTTG